TATACGTTACGTTATTTTCGCCTATTTTAAACTCAAAACCTTTGAACTTATCGGAAAACACCTCATCTGTCTTTTTCGTAAACCAATCAAACTTTCTTTGTTGCAGTTCGGTTTGCGATTGCGCATCATCAATATATTGTCTATACTCGTCTAATTGTTTTTTAGTATCTTCAGATACAACATCCTGTCTTGACTCAAGTGGCTGTCGGTACTTATCTTTCTGTTCGTTAAAAAACCTTTTAGCTTTGACAATTTCTCTTTTTTTTGCTAGCTTTTTCTTTTTTACAGCTGATTCATCATCTATATCTGTATCAAAAGTGTAATCATCCATTAAGGCTTCTACATCTTCTTCATCAATAGCTTCTTCACTTGCTAAAAAATATTCAGCTAACAAAACTTCAGGATTCATTTCATCAAAATCGCGATTAAGTTTTACATAATCCTCAATTCCTCTTCCTGTATCCTTTTTATATTTAAAATACGCTGCGACATCTTCAGGAAGCTCTTCCTTAGTTTCTCGCTTAGCCATTAAATCATCAAATGATTCTATTGGCTTATCGTATCTATTTCTTATATATTCAAGAACCTCTTTTTCTTGTAACTCTACTGGAGCGTCTACTTTTACTTCTTCACTAGTAGTAGGAACCTCATTAACTTGTTCTTGAACTTGTTGTTGTTGTTGCTTTGTTTCGTTTTCTTGGAGTAGTTTTTCTTCTACTTGTGCTGCAGACTTTTGTTCTGCAGACACTTCTTTCAATTTTAATTTCATTTGATTTAATTTTTACAAAGTTAGTAATTTAATTATTGTTTATTCTAGGTCTATCTAGGCTCGAATTCTGCCAAGTCAAATCCATCTAAACTATCTTCATTAGATTCAAATTTTTGAGGAGGTAAATTATTCCTTCTCTGGTTTATTAACCTAGATTGGTCATTATTAGCCTGGCTAATTCTATCTGACTTAGCTGCTTCTCTTTGAGATTCTCTTTCTTGTAAGCCTTTTTCACTCATATCACTGAGTTGTTGGTTGTATCCAAATTCCTTATCCATAAGCGTTCCTTTTAGTTGAGCTTCGGCATTTAATCTTTCTATTTCAAAAGCTACCTTAGCTTGTTCTAATTGTATTTTAGCTTGATTTTCGGCTTGTATTTTAGCCATTGAAGTTTCTGCAGCCATCTGCTGAGATTGCATTTGTATCTGCCCTTGCTGCTCTTGTTTTTGCATTTCAAATTGCCTATCACTTTCTTCTTTAGCTTTACGCTTCATTTTAAGTAATTGATTAGCTAATTTTAAATTATGTATTTCTCTTATGTCAATTGCATCTTCTAAATTAATATCTCCCTTTTGTAAAGCCATTTGTATATTGGATTCAAGCTGAGCTTTTTCTTCAGCATCTGGGGTAATTTCAATAAATATACCGAAATCATATATATACAAATCATTCATTTCTTCTAATATAGAAACATTGTATTTACCGATTTGGTTAGAGAATTCATCTTTAAATTCTGCATATTCTAATATATCAGCCATTCTATAAGACAAGCCTTCTGCTAAAGTTCGATATAAATATAACGAAGCGTCTAAAATATGACGCGTTGCCGTATTAGAATTTAATGCCGCTAGTTTTTGAATACCTACTAATGCACTAGAATCTGGTTTATTCCCATCTTTTGCTTCACTTAAACCTGTTACTTGACGAATCATATTTATATAATTATTCATATTCGTAATTAACATTTGAGTTTTACTAGCTCCTGAATTAGAGGTTAATTGTTGAATTGGAATTTTACCTTGATTGTAATCTCCTTCTTGGGTATAACTTCTACCCACTACACTACCTGTTTGGAAA